TTAGGTGGTGGCGAGTAGCTGCTGCACTCTTAGCCGATCTTGGGCGTTCCATCCGAGAAGTGTTCTTTGTGCGAACCGCACCGCCGGACCGTGGCGACGGACTTTATCGATGCGACCTTCCTGGTGCACACGGGCGATGCGCGATACGCGCCCCACGAATCCCACGCTCCCCTCGTTGGGGCTGGCGCTGACCTTGAGAAACTTTGCCTGCCGCAGCTTGGCAAACATCTTCGCGCGCTTGACGCGCCCTGACTTCTGCCGCAACTGCTGCTTGCGCGGCGCGTACGGCGTGCCATCGGGCGCCTGCTGCCTGCCGATCCGCTGGCTCTGCGAACGTCGCAGTTCCGTTCCGATTTTGCGCGCCAGCGTGCGGCGTTCGCCTGGCTGCAAGCGGGCCAGCAACGGGGCGGCCCAGTTCTCAAGCGCGGTCAGCTCATCCATGTGGGATCGATCACCGGCTCTGGCGCATGCGTCATGTCGTAGCCGCCGCCGTCCTTCGCTGTGACCACGACGCGCTCAGTCAGCGGCAGCTTGATCGACAGATCCACGGCATCGTTGGCCAGGATGTCGGCCTCGAAGGCGATCTCTCCACGGCGTGCAGGATTGGACAGCAGCTCGGATTGATTGACCTGCACCCACTTCAGCAGCGGCAGCATCACGCTGTCCGGGTGGCCGGCGTAGTCGGTCAAGATCAGGTTGAGCGTGTACTGGTACTCGAACGACAGCCCTGGCTGGAACGTGCTGACCAGGCTGCCCGCGTCGATGAACACCAGCAGCCGATCGGCATCGCGTGCCAGATCCGGCAATGCCGCGACCAGGTGCGCACGCAGGCTCGCTGGTTTGATCATGGCGCCGGTACCGGTGCGTGCAGGTCGATCCAGTCCTGCAGCGCGCTCAGTTGCGTGGCGGTGGCGTGACAGCTGGTGTAGTTGTCGGCGACGGTACAGGCAATGCCAGAGAGCGTAATGCCGGCGGCCGGCGCATCAGGATCTCCGGTGGCCGGCCCGGCAGGGTGGCCCGTGGCAGCGGCGTCATGCAGCCGGACAAAGCCAGCAGGGATAGTGCAAGCAGCGTCTGCTTTCTGGGTGACATAGATCGGGATCTCGCGGGTGATGGTGGCGCCGGCTTCGCGCACGATCTGCACTCGGTCGACGTACTCGACAACGGTTTTTGTGGAAGCTCTTGCGCTGTCGCGTTCGGCAATGGCGGCAGCTTTTGCGTCTAGCGCTTGCTTGCGCTCCGTATGCGCGGCTCTGACGCGCCGCTCCTGCCACACGCAGCCACCGACGAGCACTGCAATCAACGCCAGCAGGATGATCAGGCGCGTGACCATCAGCTCACGCCCAAGATCTGCAGGGCCCGCTTGGTGCGCGTGACGCGGTCGCTGTGGCCTTCGGGCAAGCGCTTGGCACGCACATTGCCCAGGTTGATCTTGCGGCCCAGGCTCAGCACGTCCCCCGCATCGGCCAGCGTGTTGAGGCCGTTGTCGTGCCAGTAAGCGGCCGCGCCTAGTGCGCTTGGCTCGATCTGCAGCAACAGGTCGGGCTGGTCTTCGACGGGCAGGCCGATCAGCTCACCGATACGGCGGTAGTTGCCACGGAAGGTGTGCTGCATCGGGCCACGGCCCCGGTAGCAGTGACCGTCGCCGCTGGCGGCGTCGCCGTTGCCTAGGCGGTCGGCGTAGACGAAGTTTGCCAGGCCAACCGGATTGCGCAGGAACTTGGGCGCCTGGGCTGGCGTGATACGTGCGCCGAAGACTTCCAGCAGCCGGGCGCTGGTGGTGTAGGTCAGGCCTTCTTCCATGCGCGACAGGCTCAGGCTTTCGTGGCCGACCTGGCCGAGCCAATGCGCGGCGCGCCGCTTGGTGGTGATGCCGAAGCGGTTGGCGGCGGCGAGCAGTGGGCCGTGCCAACGCTGTGCGCGTTGCGCCGAGCACTGCATGATCGAGGCGAGCTGGGTATCGGTGAACATCAATCGACCTTCAGGATGCGCGCCACATTGCCCTGGGCGCGGTAGGTGAGCACCGCCAGCACGATCAACGTGCCCAGGTGCCAGAGACTGACTTGCGAGCCGGCGCCGGCCAGCAGGATGTGTAGCGCCTGGCCGCCGGTGCTGGCGATCAGCAGCCACGCGCACCAGCCCGCGCCGCGTCGATGGCGTGCATCGACGGGCCGGTGGTAGGTAAGCAGGCGGACGCAGATGGCCAGCGAGGCCATCAACGTCAGGACGGTGACCAGGCTATGCACTGGGCGGACCTCCACGACGTAAGAAGGAAAAATCGAAGGACTTGCTCTTTTCGATCAGGCCCAGCGTGACGGTGATGGCGCACGCCGCGCTGGCGAAGGCGGCCACACCGCTGGACTTGATCGGCAACCAGCGCAGGATTTCCGGCGCCAGCTGGTAGCCGGCGATGACGCTCACCGGGAAATAGATCAGCCGCGCCAGCAGCGGTTGCTTGGCGGCGGACACCACGAACAGCGCGCCGCCGGCGAAGGCGCCGATCAGGGCATCGCCGTCGATGCCAGGCAGCACGGAGGCAAGGCCCACACCGGTGGCGATCAAAAAGCCGCTCGATACGGAGGTGGGTTCGGTCATCAGATCAGTCCCATAGCTGCACAAGCGGCGTCATCGCCGCTGTGGTGGTGGTTACCTCGGGCAACTCCACTGGCGTGCCATGCGGCAGCACGGCGCCCAGTTCGGCCAGGCCGGGATTGAGGAGGTAGGTGCGCTCGACCAGGCCGGCCGTGCTGCCCAGGTGGCGCCAGCACAGCAGGTCGACGGTGTCGCCTTGCATAGCGTGCACGCGCATCAGATGAGCTCCACCGTGCTGCGTGGTTTGTCCTGCAGATCGCGCACGGCCCAGCGTTGGTCGCGGCGTAGCTCGGTGATGCTGGGTGACAGGTCATCGGCGCGCTGGTTCGCGCTGTCGGTGGCATCGAAGCTGCGGTAGCGCTCTGCCACCTCGACGGCGGTGGCACACGCCACCGCGCGCAGGTACAGCTGCACGCGGCGCGAGAGGCCATCGACGGTGGTGCTGGGTACATCGGCCAACGCGGCCCAGCCGGCGGCCTGCTGCGTCTGCGCCCAGGCCTGCAACTCATCGTTGACCGCCAGCATGGCGGCGACGATGGCGTGGCGCAGGCGTGCATCGGTGACGGTGCCATCCAGGCGCATGCTCGCCCGCACATCGGCCGGTGCGATCGCCGGCCAGAACGGCGCGTTGGCGATCGCGTCAGGCGTGGCGCTGGTGGTGCCGGTGGCAGTGAATCCGCTCATGGATGGCTCGAAAGAGATCGCCGGTGGTCGGGGCGTCACCACAGCGATGAAGCTGTGGATCAGCCCCGAGCCGGCGAGGGTTGCGGGGACGCTCGGTTAGGCGCTGGTGCCCGCAGGCTCAGCGCTGAACTTCTTCAGGAGACGCTCGGCGCGCTCCAGATCTTTCTTGCCACCGCAGCTGCCGTGCAGTGCGATGGCGCGCTGCAGGTCGGCCACAGCGGCAGCGGCGATCGGCTGCGCCTGGTCGGCGGGCGTCTCGTCGGTAATGCCCGCCAGCGATGCGCGAGCCAGCGCCAGGTGCAACTTGGCGCGGACCTCATCGGGCATGTCCTGCTCGGCGGTCAGCGTGGCGGTGTCGGCCAGCACGGCCGCATCGAACGCCTGGCCGGTCTTCTGCGCTGACAACGCCGCCTCGGCGACTTCCTCGGCCAGCACGCAGCCCACCGTGCGAGAGAAGCGGTCGGGCATCTGCAAGCCGTGCTTGAGTACATAGGCGCCCAGCTCCAGCGCGCCTGCATAGTCGCCGGCATCGATGCGCCACACCATGCACGTCATGACGACCTCGTCCTGCGCGCCTTGGCCGCCGGCCAGCACGCCGGTCAAATACGGCACGTAGGTCGGCAGCAGCTGCGCCTTGAGCGCGGCCTTGCCCTGGGTGGACTGGATCTGCTTCAAGCGCAGGCGATCGCTTTGCAGCTGCGCCATGTGCTGCTCGTAGGCGGTTGCACCGGCCATCAGCTGGTGCGGGGCACGCTGGGCGGCCTCCAGCTCGGCGAGCACGCGGCTGTGGTGGCGCTTGGCGGGACTGTCGGCCATGGCTTAGGCCTCGATCTCGATATGCTCGACCACGCAGCCCAGGCCGTAGTCTTCGACCACATAGGCATCGTTGGAGGACTCGTAGTTCTCGATGCGATCGCGCTCCGGCGCTTCCCTGATGTGACGGCGACGGCCGCCGGTCTGGTAGTAGATCGACAGGTTCGCCAGCGAAGTGACCATCAACGCGCCGTCCGGCAGGTACGGCACCTCGGCCACCTGCAGGCCGCCGACGCGGCGCTGGCTCAAGATCAGATCGGTGGCGATCTTCTCGCTGGCCGGCTGGTCCTTGTTGACCATCGGGAAGTACTTGTCGTGCATCAGGTCGCGGCCGAGCACCACCACCAGGCTCGGATCCTTGCGGTGCCACGGGTCCAGCAGGTTGCTCACCACGTCATACACCAACGCATCAAGGTTGCCGTAGTCGGCACCGGCGCCGCCGATAACGACCTTGCCGGCTGCCTTGCCGCTTGCCATCACGCGCTGGGCGGCGTTGGTGCGGTACTGCTGCAGCCAGCCGACGTTGACGTCTTCCAGCAGCGGGAATGCGGCGCGGTCGGTGTCAGCGGCGGCATGCGTGCCGTTGAAGCCGATCTGCAGACGGTCCAGCGCCTGGCGCTTGACGATGGCATCGCGCAGGCGCGCCTGGAAGTCCGGGAACTTGGCCCAGGTATCGAGCAGCGCATACGGAATCGCGGTGTCGAAGTCGGTCTTCTTGGCAACGTACTCGTTCTTGTCGAGCGCGGCCATGTTGCGCGGGGTGCGGGTCTTGCCGGCGCCGGTATCGGTGCGGCTGGCAATGCTGCCGGTGACGCCGATGCCCACCTTCTGGCCGGACAACTCGTCCACCGGGATGATGTTGATCTTGGACAGGAACTCGCTCGATTCCTGCATGCGCGTTTCCAGCTTCTGCTGCACGGTCGGATCGACGGCGAACGAGTGGAAAGCGGAGGCGATGCCGTTGAGCTTGGCGATCTGCTCGGCGAACTGGTTGAACTGCAGGCGGGTGGCGTTTTGCATGGTGGCTCCGAAGGTATGGCGCTGCGGCGTATGTGTGGTGTGGGATCAGCAGTCGGTCAGCACGACTGCGCCGCCGCCGGTGACCACCGGGCGGGCGGGCTGTGCGGGGTCGGGCTGTTGCGACAGCGACTCGCGCAGCTGCGCTAGGTCGTTTGCCAGCTGCTCGTGTTTGCTCTTCTGCTCGGCGTGTTCGGCCTGCAGGCGGTTGAAGCGTTCGTCCTGGCCGCGCACGTGCTCGGCGATCTCTTCGACGCCCTGGCCCAGGTCGGCGAACTGCTCGGCGGTGATGCTGGTGGCGTCCTCGCTCTTGAGCGCGGTGCGGATCCGGCTGAGCAGGTTGGCGACCGGGCCATCGCTGACTTCGCTGAATTCCAGCGCGGTTTCCTCGGCGACGGTGAACAGGTTGCCCGGTGACTGCTTGCGATCGGCCAGCGGATTGGCCTCGGGGTTCTGGCTGGCGAAGCTGAGCATGGAAGTACCCAGGCTGGCCGGCGAATCGGTCACGGCCAGGCCGACCAGATACGCCTTGCCGGTGTTGGCGAACTTCTCCTGCACCTCGATGCTGGTGTAGAGCTTCTGCTTGGACTTATTGATGGTGATAAGGTCGGCGGTCGGCTCGATCTGTGCGAACAGCGCCAGACGCTTTGTGCCGTCGATCTCCACCTCTTCGGCCTTGACGGCGGTGACATCGCCATACGCACGGAACGGCGAGTCCGGCAGCAGGCTGCGCATGTGCTCGATCCAGATGCGGGCGTTGTAGGTCTCGCGGTTGTAGGTGGCGGCCATGTCGTCGATCCAGCTGCGCTGAATCGTGCGGCCATCGGTCGTGGCGCCTTCGACGGCCACGCGGAACCAGTTGGAACGGAACTTCTTGGTCTTACCCGACATGGGTGTCCTTTGCGCTGGATGCGTTTGCGATGACCCATGGTCAAACGCGACGCATGGCGCAGCAACGCAATCACCGTGTAAATCAGGCGATTACGCGTCGTTCAACTGTCCGGATTAAGAGGTGGGCCGCACCCTGGTCGGCATGCAAAGCGTTGCCACCCAGCTCCCGATGGACACCCGCAGACAGGCCAAGTTCCTGTACTGGATGGGATGGCGAGTGACCGAAATTGCGCAGGCCATCGGCGAGAACGAGAAGACTGTACACAGCTGGAAGTCGCGTGACGAGTGGGATCGCGCAGACAACGTTGAGCGCATCGGTGGTGCGCTCGAAGCGCGCCTGGTCGTGCTGATCATGAAGCCGGAAAAGTCCGGCGGCGACTTCAAAGAAATCGATCTGCTGCATCGGCAGCTGGAGCGCCAGGCGCGCATCCAGCGTTACCAGGGCGGCGGCAACGAAGCTGACTTGAATCCGGCTGTGGCGAACCGCAACGCAGGCCCGAAGAAGAAGCCCAAGCGCAACGACTTCACCGAGGAGCAGATCGAACAGCTGACCACCGCGTTCATCGATGGCTGCTTCGATTACCAGCGTGACTGGTACCGGGCAGGCAACGAGCGCACCCGCATCATCCTCAAGTCGCGCCAGATCGGTGCCACGTACTACTTCGCCCGCGAGGCGCTGATCGATGCGCTCACGACCGGGCGCAATCAGATCTTCCTCAGTGCGTCCAAAGCGCAGGCGCACCTGTTCCGCGGCTACATGCAGCAGTTCGTGCGCGAGACGATCGACGAGACGCTCTCCGGCGGCGACAGCATCGTGTTCCCGAACGGCGCCGAGCTGTTCTTCCTGGGGACCAATGCGCGCACCGCCCAGGGTTACCACGGCAATTTCTACTTCGACGAATTCTTCTGGACCTACGGGTTCAACGAGTTGAACAAGGTCGCCAGCGGCATGGCGATGCATATGAAGTGGCGCAAGACCTACTTCAGCACGCCATCGAGCATGGCCCACGAGGCCTACACGTTCTGGACCGGCGAGCGCCGCAACAAGGGCAAGCCGGCTGCGCAGCGGATCCAGATCGATGTCTCGCATGACGCGCTGGCCGGCGGGCGCCGCTGCCAGGACCGCGCGTGGCGGCAGATCGTCAACATCCTTGACGCCCAGCGCCGTGGCTGCGACCTGTTCGACATCGACGAGCTGCGCGAGGAATACAGCCCGGACGCGTTCGCCAACCTGTTGATGTGCGACTTCGTTGACGACGGCGCCAGCATCTTCCCGCTGGCGATGCTGCAACCGTGCATGGTCGACAGCTGGGTCGAGTGGGGCCAGGACTACAAACCCTTCGCTGCGCGCCCCTACGGCGATCGCGCGGTGTGGATCGGCTACGACCCGGCCGAGACCGGCGACACCGCCGGCCTGGTCGTGCTGGCGCCACCGCAGCAGCCCGGCGGCAAGTTCCGGCTGCTCGAGCGCATCCAGTTCCGGGGCATGGACTTTGCCAAGCAGGCGGCCGAGATCGAGCGCATCACGCGCCGCTACTGGGTGACCTACATCGGCATCGACACCACTGGCATGGGCAGCGGCGTGGCGCAGCTGGTGAAGCAGTTCTTCCCGAATCTGGTCACCTTCAGCTACTCGCCCGAGGTCAAGACCCGCCTGGTGCTCAAGGCGTTCGACGTGATCCACAACGGCCGGCTGGAGTTCGACGCCGGCTGGACGGACGTGGCGCAGTCGTTGATGGCCATCCGCAAGACGATGACGGCCAGCGGCCGGCAATCCACCTTCACCGCTGGCCGCTCCGAAGAGACCGGCCACGCGGACCTTGCGTGGGCACTGTTCCACGCGCTGCAGAACGAACCGCTGGAAGGGCGCACCGCGCGCAATTCCGGCTTCATGGAGATCTCTTGATGTTGACCGATCAGCTGCCCGCCACCGCGCCTGCAGCGTCCACGCGTGCCGAGGCCTTCACCTTTGGCGACCCGACGCCGGTGCTCGATGGGCGCGGCGTGCTGGACTATCTGGAGTGCTGGCAGAACGGGCGCTGGTACGAACCGCCTGTGGCGCTGGACGGCCTGTCCAAGACCACGCGCAGTAATCCGTTCCTGCAGTCCGGTTTGATCTTCAAGCGCAACATGCTGGCGCACACGTTCAAGCCGCACCGGCTGCTGACGCGCGAGGCCTTCGAGCAGCTGTCGCTGGACTGGATCACGCTGGGCAATGGCTACCTTGAGCGCCGTCGCAACCGTCTGGGCGGTGCGCTGTCGCTGACCGCGCCGCTGTCCAAATACATGCGGCGCGGCATCACCCAGGGCGAGTACTTCCAAGTGCGCACCTGGCACGACGAACACGTGTTCGAGCCGGACAGCGTGTTCCAGCTGCGCGAAGCCGATGTCGATCAGGAGCTCTACGGCCTGCCCGAGTGGATGCCGGCGATGCAGTCGGCGCTGCTCAACGAGTCGGCCACGCTGTTCCGCCGCAAGTACTACAACAACGGCTCGCACGCCGGTTTCATCCTGTACCTGACCGACCCGCAGCAGAGCCAGGAAGACGTCGATGCGCTGCGCAACGCCATGAAGGGCGCCAAGGGGCCGGGCAACTTCCGCAACCTGTTCCTGTACTCGCCGGGCGGCAACAAGGACGGCCTCAAGCTGATCCCGGTCAGCGAGGTGGCGGCCAAGGACGAGTTCAGCGGCATCAAGGGCATCACCCGCGACGACATGCTGGCTGCGCTGCGGATTCCGCCGCAGCTCATGGGCATCGTGCCGCAGAACGCCAGCGGCTTCGGGTCCATCCGCGAAGCCGCCGCCGTTTGGGCCGCCAACGAGCTGGAGCCGCTGCAGGCACGCATGCTGAAGATCAACGACTGGGTGGGCGATGAGGTGATCGCCTTCACTCCCTACGCGCCGCCAGCGGCCGCGTAATCCTTTCCCACCGCAAGACCACGCAATGCTCAAGAACCTCCGTTGTGGCGAATGCGCCCGCTTGCTGTGCAAGGCCGGCGCCTTCGATGAAATCCAGATCAAGTGCCCGCGTTGCGGCACGCTCAATCACCTGAAGGCCGAGAGCCTCACCTCCGATCGCCGCGAGCGAATCCAAGAAGGCTCTCACCATGAAAAATCAGCTCCTGCAGGGCGACGCCCTGACCATCCTGCCCACGCTCGAAGCGAATTCGTTCGACGCGCTGATCACTGATCCGCCGTATGCGAGTGGCGGCCTGACCGCCGCTGCCCGGGCACGGCCGCCGTCGACCAAGTACTGCCGGGATGGCGGACATGCCGACTTCGTTGGTGACGAGCGCGACCAACGATCACATCTGAAATGGATGCACTTGTGGCTGTCCGAGTGTGTGCGCGTACTCAAGGACGGCGCTCCGGTCCTGCTGTTCACCGACTGGCGTCAGCTACCACTGACCACCGATGCGCTGCAGATCGCCGGCTTCACCTGGCGCGGTATTACCGTCTGGGACAAGACCGAGGGCGTGCGGCCGCAGCTGGGCCGCTTCCGCAACCAGGCCGAATACATCGTGTGGGGAAGCAAGGGCAACATGCCGCTGGATCGCCGCGCACCGGTGCTGCCTGGTGTTATCCGTGAGTCGGTGCGCAAGGCCGATAAGCACCACCTGACCGGCAAGCCCACCGAATTGATGCGGCAGCTGGTGAGGATCTGCGAGGCAGGAGGACGTGTACTTGATCCATTCGCAGGAAGTGGGACGACTCTAATCGCTGCACAGTTGGAGGGATACAACTGGACTGGAGTGGAAATGACTCGCCACTACGCTAATTCTGCTATTACCAGGCTATCAAAACTCTAGGTTATTCAAACATCCGGCCGCTTTTTGTGCGGCCGGATATGCTGGGATAGTCGCAGTTTTATGTTAAATAACAAAATGACTGAGGGGCGACTCCGCTTGCAATGACATGGCTAAGCTCTTTAGGTTCTACATACCGCGTAACTGATTTTACTTTGATGGCATGCGCTGTCGATCGACCCTTGAAATAATCAGTAAAAAAACGCTTTGATATCCCTGAGAATTGAGCTGTAAGTGGCCATAACACGGCAGGTCTACGGGAGATGATCTCATCGATCTCGAATTCTCCTATAACCTTGCCGACGGGTTTTGTCGCATATATCACAACAGTTTTCACGCCGTTAGCTTTCGGTATTGCCTTTCTAAATTCGTAACGCTTGTTGCCATCAAGAATCTTTTCGGCATATTCAGGCTTGATGGATAATAAGACTTTCATGAACGTTTCCTAGCTGTGCGATGCTTAGAAGCTGGCTATGTGTCAATGGCATGAAGCCCCAGCGCGTATCCGCGTTCAGGCCAACTTCTTCGATGAGCACTTTCCGATTGGGGCGCCTCGATAGAGCAACATTGTATGTGAAGCGAAGGACATGAGGGTAGTTTTTCCTAGCCCAGAATTGTGCCAGTTCATCGTCGGTGAAGACGCTGTAGGGACGACAGTATTCCATGAACTCATTGAGCGATAAAAAGCTATGGATGGTTCTATATTCTTCAACAACGCAAATCGAAGTTGCTACGGATCGGTAATACGCTGACCCTTGACCATCACTGGTCCTATAGATCAGTAAAAGATCCCCTCGTTGCAATGCTTCCATTCCCGGCATTGCTGCTAGATATACCTTGTGAATGCTATTCGCGTGCGAAATGTCTTGTACGATGTTCTCATCCTCACTTCTGAGGATAGAGTCAGGCAGTAATCGCGTATGCCACTGAGGATAGAGCGCCAGCAAATAAGCAGAGTTTCTCCCGAAAGGGATTAACGGGTAGCTAGTTGTTACGTCTTGATAAGGGGCTTGGAGCGTCCTAACCAGCACAAGTTCGGTGCCGTTTGGTGAAGTCTTATTCGCCCTGTGCTCAAAGCCGTAACGTGCAAATAGAGCGAGCAGTGCTGTGTGCTCTGGAAATGCGGTGACATAGATTTCCGCTGCGTCTACATGCATCGCATGGTCAAAGAGCTTTTTGACAAAGCGCTCTCCGAGTCGAGTCCCATGGGGGTTCACCTTGAAGGTACCAACTTTCACCCGTCTTGCAGGCGGCAAAGGTGGTGCTGTGTCCTCAACTGCGTCGCTTTCAATTTTCAGATATAGAAAGCCCTCGACAGTCCCCGCGTCGCCATAAAAGACGTATGCCCAGTCCTCGGCTTTGCGTTGGAACCAAATCGGAAACTCTGCATAGCCAGCCTTGAGCGAATCAAAAAAAGGGTCGGCTAGTTCGATCATCTTGAATTGCTTCAGTTGCAACTGCATGAGGCCTCCTTGGCAGCTCGATCATGTAGTCCGATACGGACTCTAGGCGAATATTAATTTCTGCTTAACAAAAGAGCAATTGACTAGGCGTTCTTGCCTAGCGGCGGCGCGCGCAATCGTCGCCCCGCCACGCCTGCGGTCTTCATGCATGGTTTTTGCTGCACCCCCGCAGGGTGGCAGTAGGCCACGCTGCTGCTACCGATCCGTGCGATTCAAGGGGGCCTCTTTTCCCTGCGGATCCCTGCGCGCCCTGGGGGCTTTGCGGGAGGGCGCGGCTGCATTCCGTGGCTAGGCCTCACTGCGCATTTCGGCAAATGACCATCGGAACCAGGTAATCGGTAATCGTTGGCCCGAAACAGGGTCTAAGCGATTGATGCAACTAGGAAATTCAAGATTACCTTTTGGGGTGATTTGGGGTAATCAGCCGCCCATAGAAAAGTTATGTCATTGAAATATAAGAGGATTTTTTGGGATGCTGATTACCTCCCCAAAAGGTAATCCCATTACCTCCCAATTACCATTTAATTACCTTTGATATTGTTTTGCAAGGTATTGATAAATATTGGAATTGTGGCGTTTCTTGGAACGGATTACCTAAATTACCGTGTTCCGATGGTCATCCCAAAAATTTCCCGTTAGTGGCGTGTAAGGGGCTCCAGCTACCGCCTTGTGCCTACGCGTGAGCACTCGATCACTGACCGCCCATCTCGCGTAATGGGCAATGCCTGCATGGGCGCGCAGAAGTTGGAACCAGACCGAGCTGCCTGAGTCAGGCCTGCTGGCGCGCCGTCAGCACGTGGCGCGCGGAAGATCTGCCAGTGAGGTAGTGAAGCGTCCTGACAAGAGCTCTTGCCGCGAAGCCCATGCTGGAGAGTTCTGCCACCCGCTTGCACCGAGGCCGGCCGTACCCCGGCCGAAGCGTCGGTTGATAGCGTCCAAGGCGTCCATCAGCTTCTCGTCGCCGATGCGAGCCGGTGTAAATAGGTCGCCCTGCAGGTCTTCAGGCTTGGCGAGATCCATCAAGCACACGCCGGCCTTTTTGTAGGCGAAGCCGTCGCGCATGAAGCCCTGGAACAGCTGACGTACAGTCGTAAGCACGATGCGGCTGTCAGAAGTGGCGGAAGCGAGTGGGGCAGTGCGTGATGGGTTGTGTTGTGGTACGCCTGGCTTGAACGAGTCCGTCTCGGCAAAGATGCCAATCGCGCACGCCGTCAAACCGCGGGCTCGCAGCTTCTCGGTGGCACGCATGGCAAAGGTGGCCAGCGCCTCTGACATATCCTGCGGATCGCTCACCCATGTCCCGAACGACCGGCTGACCATGATTTGCTGCCGGTCTGGCTCGACCTCCTCGAGCTCGAGGCAGGCGTGGCCCTGTAGCTCGCGCTGGGTGCGAGCCATGACCACCCCAAACTCCGCGAGCAGGTCGTCTGCAGCTGCATCCCGCAGATCCGCTGCCGTGCATACACCACGTGCCTGCAGCCTGGCGCTCCAGCGCCTACCAACGCCCCAGAGGTCGCCAACTGACGTAGCTCGCAGCACGGCATCGAGCTCAGTGGCGCTGAGCGAGGCTAAGTCGCAGACGCCGGCCAGGCCGGCTGGGTAGCTGCCCGGCTTACGCGCCGCATCTTTGGCGACCCGGTTGGCCAATTTGGCCAGGGTCTTCGTTGGCGCGATGCCGATGCAGTTCGGGATGCCCGTCCATTGGTAGACGCGCTCGCGTAGGTCGGCCGCGAGCTGCCGGCGATCGCGGATCCCGGCCAGGTCAAGAAAAGACTCGTCGATGGAGTACACCTCCACACGCGGTGCGGCTTGGCGAAGGATCACGCCGATGCGCGAGGCGATATCGCCGTACAGACCGAAGTTTGCGGAGCGCAATGCTAGCCGCCGGCGGATCTGCGGGGGCACCTTGTGGATGGGCTGTCCCATTGTCACGCCTAGCGCCTTGGCCTCGTCTGATCGAGCAATGGCGCAGCCATCGTTGTTACTCAGCACGACCAACGGCCTGCCACGCAGCTCGGGCTGGAACACGCGCTCGCAGCTGGCGTAGAAGTTGTTGCCGTCGATCAACGCGAACATCAGCGGCCCGCGCGGGAATGAGCGCGCGTGACCTGGCGGACCACGCCCACGACCGCGAACACCTCGACCTCTGTGCCTGGCGCCAGGACGATCGGCGCGCAGTGTGGACTACGGCTGTGGAGCTCGATGTGGTCGACCGCAACCTGAAGAATCTTGCAAACCGGCTGATTACCATCCCAGATGGCCAGCACGATGTCGCCATTGATCGGACGCACAGAGCGGTCAACGACCAGGATGTCCCCGTCGCAGACGCCGGCCAGGATCATGCTCCAGCCCTCGGCCCGATACAGAAACGTAGCCGGCGGATTGCGGATCAGCACCCGGTTCAGATCGAGCTCGTCGTCCTGAAAATCCTCAGCGGGAGATGGAAAGCCGAGCTGGATCCGCAGCGCGCTGACGGGCAGACGCATCGTCGCCGGATCCTGGCAGGCCGGGCCCAGCAGCCGTGCATAAGTGTGGGGTGGGGGCAGAGGCAGCATGTTGCGAACTCTCGCGGGACGTTGTCTCACGAGTAGAGACGGCCCGAGAAGTTAGCAAAAATACTAATAAAGGGACGCCGCAATTCCTGAGCGAGTTCAGCCGGTGGCGGGAAAAAGAGGCCGCAGCCCCTAGTGCCACCTAGATTTTCGGAGCCTTACACGGGAAAATAAGGTGGCTTAACATATTGATTTTAAAACTTATTCAACCTAACTCTTAATCAATAGGTCCAAGGTTCGAATCCTTGACGGCCCACCAAACAAAAGCACTTAGGCATCTGCCTAGGTGCTTTTCTTTTTGTGCTGAGGAAAAGATGACGCAGGGAATCGGCTGCTTCGCTGTCGTCTCGGTCGGCGGCCGCGGCAACGCAGTGCTGATCTCGGCCGGGCACGATGTCTGGCTTGTGTCAGGTGCGCAATCGCCACCGGTCGTCGCTGCCCGGTCGAGCGAGCGCACATGAGGCCTGCTGTGTCCGGAGCATTGCGGCATTCGATCCTGGGCCAGGTTGGCGTCTTCGCGATCGTCGGTCCTCCGCTCGGCGGGCTGCTGGGCCTGGTGCTGTTGACCCGGTTCGACCTGCTGACCGCGTTGTTGATCGTTGCCTGGTCCTACGGCCTGGTGTTGCTGGTGATTGCCTGCGCCGCGGCGGGATGGCTGTGTGTGCGCATCTGTGCCTGGCGGTACCGTGGGCGCCGGCCCAACCTGCTGGTCCACGTTGGCACCGGTGCGATGAGCGGTCTGCTCTCGACCGGGGTGATCGTGCTGCTGCTGGCGATCATCGGCGGCTGGTCGATGATGTCCGACCGCACGGTCATGCTGACGCTGCTGCAGTGTGGTCTGGCGGCAGGTGGCGCCTGCGCCGTGCTTGTCTGGCTGATGTGGTCGCGCCTGGCAGTGTCGCCTCGCGCGAGGTGACGGGCCGCCAGGCAACGTCCATCGGCACACGCAGGAAGAGGTTCTTTGCTGCCCTGGATGGCGCTGACGCCCCGAAGCGATGCGCTACGCCGGATCGGCGATGGGCAACTGCAGCCGTGGTCGCTTACGGCGCTGCGGCGGGCGCGGGCGCCGCGCTCTGCTGCATGCGTGGGAACGCCAGCGTAAAGCATGCGCCCTGGCCGGGGGCCGATGTCACTTCGACAAAGCCACCTGCCTGACGGACCGAGCTGTACACCTGCGCCAGCCCCAGGCCCGCGCCTTTGTCGGCATCCTTGGTGGTGAAATACGCTTCGAACAGGTGCGCCTGCACGTGCGCATCCATGCCATGCCCGTTATCGGCCACGGCGATGGTGACGTAGCGCCCGGCCGGCCTGGCCAGGCTGGCCTGTTCTTCAGCGACCACGGCGTCGCCGGTCTCCACGCGAATGACGCCGCCACCCTGGCAGGCATCGCGGGAGTTGATCACCAGGTTCAAGATGGCGCGTTCCACCGTATGGCGATCGACCATTGCGCAGCATCCACCTTCGGTGGTGCGCAGCTGCAATTGCAGATCCGCGCCGACCACCTGTTCGAGCAGGGGGCCGAGCTGTTCGGTCAAGGCCGCCAGGTCCACCGATTCCGGGCTGTACGGATATTGCCGCGAAAACCCGACCAGGCGCTGTGCCATGACCGAGCCATGTTGAAGCGCCGCGTCGGCCACGCTCAACAGCTTGGCATCGTGCGCATCGATCCTGGCGCGCTGTACCACCAGTTCGATGGCCGAGGTTGCCGCCTGCAGCACGTTGTTCAAATCGTGCACCACGCCGGCCAGCAGTTGTCCTACCGCTTCGCCCTTTTGCGCCTGCTCGGAAATCTTTTCGGCAGCGCTCTGTGCGGCGCGCGCAATGTCCAGGTCGCCTTCGATGCGCTCTTGCAGGTCGCGCAGACTGTGCAGTTCGCTCGACAGCGAATGTTCGCGCGCGCGCGCCAGGCGCAGCACGCCGCTGGAAAACGCGCGCTCTGCGGCCAGGGTCGAATCCAGTGTGCGAAAGGCGGTCTCCAGCGCGCGGCGGTCGGAAATGTTCCTGCTCACCGCCAGGATTGCTTCGACCTTGCCAAGCGCATCGAACAGCGGGCTGGTGACGACCTGCCAGATCTGGCGCACGCCGGCGAAGTTCACGCCGGCGGCCTCGAATTCCTGGATCGAACCGGCACGGGAGCCGGCGATGGCCGCATCCACCAGCCCGGCTGCCTCCGCTGGCCACAGGTCGCGCCACTTCCGCGCGATCAGTTGATCCTGATGACTGGCGCCAAGCTCGGTCAGGCCATTGACGTTGATGGCCGTAATCCGCCCATCGAGGTCGATCTCCTTGATGCAGTCGCGGGACAGGGCCACGATCTGCCGATACCGATCTCTCAT